CCATAAGGTCTGCGCCTTCGTAAAGCTCTAAGTGGCCGTAGTCTGCTGAAATAAAATCGATCATTTATTTGTTCCTTTGTTTGTTTATATAAGCAGTATACACTATTACGGATCAAATGTAAACCCCCTAAATGCATTTTATCTGAAAAAAGAACGTAATGAAATCAATGGCTTACAAAAAAGAGAAAACTATTTCTAGTTTTCCCTTAATTAATGTTAAATTTATGCAAATTAGATTAGAATTTAAATTTAAATCCTACTGTTGCTTTTGTACGGTTAAAGCTATCATCTGTATCATATTCAACGTATGCAGTTGTATTTGGAGCAAAAGGAACTTCTGCTGTTAGCTGAACCCCTTGGAATGCTGAGCCATCAAGCTCTTGCATATTAATTTCTGTTTCTGCTGTTAAGTCAATAGCGCCAATAGTATATCCTACATATGGTGTAATTGTAGTGTTCCAGTCGCTGACTGTTAAGTCATAATGTGCGTCTGCTTCTGCACCAGCTGAAAAGCCAGTGTCACCAATTGGTGCTGCTGAAGCCGCAGTTGCAAAAGAAAGTGCTGCAACTGTAGAGATAGTAAGTGTTTTCATGTTTTATTTCCTAGTCTGTTACTAATGTTAAATGTGAGGGTTTGCTTGTGTCTATGGTTAAAACTTCAGTATCTCTACCAAGTAAATTATCCATAAAGCTGCGTACGTTAATAATTAAATCATCTAGCGTACCGTTATTATCAATCGTGAAATCTGCCATCCACTGTTCGAGGTTGTTGCTTGATTTATCTTCAGGTGGAAGATGATCAGACCTATCGACCCATATAGAGATATCGAAAATACCTGCGTTACGTGCTGCATGGAATTCACGCTTGTTACGAAGACCGCAGTAAATATCTGATTGGTCAAATATCTCGCGGCTTAGTCTAGTTGGGTCCATATCACAATATTCTGAAATAAGGTCATACCATTCTTTGCGATGATTAGAACGATCTTCGAAACATTCAGCTACTGTTTTATAGCCATATCGATCTTTTAAAACTGGGAAGATTACATTTTCCGCGCAGAATTCTGACGAGCCGCGGAAAGTAAGCCCATAGTGTGTTTGCAGAATATCTGCAACGGTATCTTTACCGTGTCGGCCATAGCCAATAATCATAATACGCGGGTTTGGCATATTATCTAAGTCCATTTCCATTTAGTTCCAATCTCCTGTCCAAGTATAAAATAAGTGATCACCAATACGATCGGTGAGTGACATAGACTTATGTTCTGCCCATGATGGGTTAACATAGTCTGCGTGGTAAAAAGTAGAATCGCCTACAATGTTTGGTTCGATTCCGATGTATACGCTTTTAGCAATATTTAAAATATCGTTATATAGCTTTAAGTTCTTAGGTCGATCTGATTTGCCATCGTGGGTCCATGAGAACTGATTTGGTTGCCATACTACATCACATACAGTTAACGGCCAATTACTATGTGCTGCACGATTCATAGTAACTTGTGCTACTGCTACTTGGCCTTCGCGCGATTGGCTTCGTGCCTCGAAGTAAATGTTTGTAGCTAAGCAAGATATCTGTTTTGCATCCGGACGTAGTTTAGGTCGAATAGATGTAGTAGGTGCGTAAGTAGTAACTGATTCAGGACGTATCTGAGGTTTAGTAACTTCAGCTTTAAGCTCCTGGGTTGCAACCGAAGCCACTGCTGCAACGACTGCTAAATTTGTTAAACCTGCCAAGATAGTATATAATTTCATAATGTATATCCTTATTGATTAGCATCACTATACCACATTGTTTAAAGGATGTAAACCCCCTAATTAACAAATTCTTCAGTCATCGGGAAAACTCTAGCAATCTGTTGCGCAATAGCCCGAGCCATTTCAATATGCTCAAGTTGTGTGCCATTACCTGTTCGTAGTTCAATGTAATGAATCCATGACCTAAGAGTGGCATTTGCAAACAAACGAGATACTGTGTTACCTTCAGGAAGCACGCAGCGGGCTTGTTCTTTCGCAATACCATTTTCGATTGCCCAGTTATATGCAAGTTTGGCTTCGTGAATAATCTGGTGCTGTTTCATTTCCCAAGCCTTTGCTAAGTCTTGATCTACATTAGCAATAGAGTTTTGGCGATTTTTAGTATCTTGTAATCGGGCTTCGCGAACCACGAATGCATTATCTTGATCTTGCGGATCTGCATACCGTTGACTAAACTCTTGGAATGACATAGATCTATGACGTAATAACTGTCGAGCAATATCACGGGTAGTTTCAATACCAAGTGTAACACTTACCATTTCTAAAGGAGACCAATGTTTATGTTTAACCAGATAACGAATAAGCTTTTCTGACGTGTCTGTATTCATTTCATTTGCGGGATTAGACACTCGTGCACAATAACTAATTAAGTCTTGTGCTGTTTCTAATCCATTACGACTCAGTTCAGGCGAGGCCTTTGGGGTTGAAATTGTCCATACTTTCATATTCTTACTCCATCTTAAAGTCTTTGAACCGCTCAGCGGTATGTGATTGATCGAATGCTGGGCTGTCGTCTATAAGGGTTTGTTCAGATTCTTCTACGTCGAACAAACGCATCTTAGACCTATCTATACCTAAAACGAAACGCTTATCAGAACTAACATCGTTATAACGATTTTTCAGCTGCTTAACTGCGAGCTGACCTTGTTGTTCTAATTCTTCGGTAGAGACTAAAGCAATCATTAAGTCTGCAGTTGCCGGTAGTCCAAAAGATTCAGAAGTATCTTCTAGGCCTACGTCTGAGTTACCATAACCAGAACGAGTAGTCTGCGTTGCAGTCCAAATAGGTAAATCGAATTCTACTGCAAGACCACGAAGTTCTTCTGCAATAGATTTAATGTACGTATAAGAGTTTGTTGCTCCGCCCATTTTCATACGTGACGATGCACAAATGTTAAGATAGTCAATATAGATTACGTCTGCTTTAAATGATTTTTTAAGCTTTAGTTCGTTAAGTAATGCACGGAAGTGATTTGCGTTTGCTTGGCCAGTAGGATATTCTTTTACAATAAGCTTACCTTGGGTCTGGCGTTTAATACGAGCAATTTTTTCAGAGAACATATCTTTGCTTAAGTTTTCAAGTTGATCTATAGGAACATCCATTAAGTTAGCATCGATACGTTCTGATATACGTTCTTCACTCATTTCTGCAGTAATATACAAAACGTTAAGACCGCCGGAAATATTGGCTGCAGCAAGGTGACACATGAATAATGATTTGCCCACGCCCGTGCCCGCGAGAGCAACATTTAAAGTTTTATTCGGGCAACCGCCTTTTGTAACTTTGTTTAGCATTTCTAAGTCAAATGGTATACGAGATTCTTCTGTATGGTAGAAGTCAAATCGATCCATAGCGTTTTCAATATAGTCGTGACCAATATTCGTATCAAATGAAACCGATAGAGCTTTGCTTAGAATATCAGGTAAAGCATTTTTAGTAAGGGTTTCATGTTTGCCATCTATTATAGATATACCTTCCATAATAGCATTAAAGACTGCTTTATCCTGACACCATTTTTCAGTAGATTCTAATAACCATTCTTCGTCAACCTGTTCTTTCGAAAAAATAGTAGGCATAATTTCAATTGCATGTGCATACTGTTCGTCGGAAAGGTTAGCTTCGTCAACGGCAATCTTAAATGGTTCTGCTGTAGGTAGTCGGTTATATGTAGCAACGTATTTGCCAATTTCAATATAAAGCTTTTTATACACTCCTTCAAAGTATTCGGGCTTAATAAAAGGAAGCGCTTTGCGTGTATATTTTTCGTTTGTAAGCAGGTTACGTAATACAACCTGCTCGATATTAATTCCATTTGGATTCATAGTGTTCCTTCGTCCCTCATTTTTTGTCGTATTTTGGTCGCACTAATATTGTGTATATCTGCGCCTAAATCATGTTCGGTAAAAGTATATCCTACGCCGCGACCATAACTAATGTCTACGATGTTTGGTACAATCATAATAACATATTCTCGGTTAATTGTAAACCCCTGATTTGATAAAGCTTCAATAATATTTCTACGGACCGTTGCTTCATTAAACGGGTTATCATTTTGTCCTGGGACCCGCTCGTTTGCTTCAGTGTCAGTAGGAACTAACCTAACCATAATAGCTACCTGACCCGTAATAGACCAAGCACGACGGAATAATTCGGTATGTCCATCATGCCAAGGCTGCCAACGCCCGAGCATTTGGACTGTAGGCATAAGAGGATTAAAGTCTGAATAACGTTCTACTAAAGTTTTACCTAGTGCTTTAACGCCTTCTTCAGACCAATGTGAGTCAATAATATAGTCAGCGTCAGGTGCAGGTTCAAACATCTTATTCGTATCTTCAAATCTCCCCTCTTCAATTGTATTCATCCAAATAGTAATATCAGGACCAAAGTCTTCACGTAATTTTTGAGTAGGACATACAAAATCGCATATTACATTACGACCTTGATCATCTTCAAAGTCTGCTGCATTGCGCATACGTGCAGATTGTCGTTGTCTACCATCAGGACTAAAGTCCCAATCGTTTGCACTAGTTCGAATCTCGTCTGCGTTATACCATGCAC